GCCATTTAGCAAATACAGTCCAAAACAAAAGAAGATAGCTAGGGTTGCACCCCCTCGTAACAAGATTACCGGGGCCGACTTCAAAGTACTAAGGGGTAGAAATGCACAGAAAAATACTAACCGTCGCAAGAAAGCTTGAGAAGGCTTCTAAGGCTCACGCCGGGCAAGCCAAGCTTCTTAAATCTATTGTAAAAAATGGCAAAGAAAAGAGCAAAAAGCGGAGGTAAGATATGCCCTGAAGGTAAGGCTTGGGCGAGGCGGACGTTTGACACGTATCCGTCCGCTTACGCCAACCTTGCTGCGTCTAAGTACTGCAAGGATCCAAACTATGCTAAGAAGGCTAAAGGTGGCAAACGTAAGGGTAGGTAATGGAGGATAAAAAACCTAGTATTCGCATTTTTCCTACTAAACATCCTTTTGTTAAAAATAAAGATGGAACTCGTAGTAATGTTAAACTTGCCACATTTTCTTTTGGTGAAGGAGACAAAGAAATGCATTTTGTTATTCCGACGATGGTAGACGGTAAGCAACTCACAAACGATGAGGCTGTAGCAAAGGCTAGACAAATGGGACTTGATCGTTATCCAAAATTTAAGACAGGACAAGAAGCTGATGCTTATTCCAAAAAAATACACGGTAGTATAAATGAACAAGGGTTTCTTTTAAAATAATGGCTCAACTCAAACAATGGCTCAAGCAGAACTGGGTAAGGATAGGGACTGATGGATCGATTAAAGGCCCTTGCGGAACGTCGAAAGATAAGAAAAACCCTGACCGTTGCTTGCCTAAAAGAAAGGCTCTCAGCCTCACGAAAGCGGAGAGAGCAAGCACTGCTAGAAAGAAAAAGAAAGCAGGAGCCAGAGGAAAGACAGTTGTAGCCAACACACCCAGAGCAAAGGTCAGAAGCTAATGAGGAAGGAACACAAAAGTAGAAAGGGAGGACTGACTGCTGCTGGTCGTGCTTACTTTAAGCGTAAGACAGGTGCTAACCTCAAGCCCCCTGTTACTGAAAAAAATCCGACAGGTAAGAGACTTGCCCGGAAGAAATCATTCTGCGCTAGAATGGCAGGAGTCAAGGGTCCAATGAAGGACAAAAAAGGTAGACCAACAAGGAAGGCACTAGCCTTGAAGCGTTGGAGATGTTAATCAATGCAGGAGTACAGGTCATACGCTAGCCTAGATGACCGCATCCTCAAAGACGGGGATGTAGGCTTTGTTGGGTTCAACAATAGGCTTAGACCTGATCAGCTGCAAGGCGGTATGCTGGCTGATGCTCAGAACGTCCGCTTTGACCGCAATGGTGAAGCACAGGTCCGAAAGGGTATCGAGGTCATTGAAGCCCCGTTTGCCGTAGGTGGAGATGTACTTCGACTTCCGACTGAGGCACAAATTGGCGATGGAGTCACAGCTTTGCTTCCTACGACTATTGAGTCAGCAAATCTTGTTGGTTCTGCTAATCAGGTCAGCATTGTCATCAATGACCCAGCAGTAGAGGCCGGGCATACATTTGTAGCTACTAATTCTGTTCAGGTAGAGGGTCTTGGTTTTACTACAGTTAACCCTAATAATACCGATTCGGATGGCATCATTACTACTTCACATACCTTAGACTCCGTAACAGATAACGGAAACGGAACTAAGACGTTGAAATACGCCTTGACGGGTGACAACGAAAGCTACAGTGCAGCCGTTGCTTTGCCAGAAGACCTTATAACAACAGCAGGCAACTTTTTAGTTGGAAAAACTTATACCATTCAGAGTGTAGGTAGCACGGACTTTACTGCTATTGGCGCATCTTCAAATGCCGTAGACGTTGTTTTTACTGCTACGGGAGCGGGATCAGGAACCGGAACCGCCTCCTTTAACCTAAACGCCAACACAACACAGGCTGTTATTGGGTTCAATATGGTTCTTGACCAAGGGGCAGTCACCGAAGTTTATGCGAGTACTGAGTTCAGTGACCCCAATGAGAACGCAAGTCAGTACATCCTCATTGCCTCCAATCTAAAGGTTGTTGCTAAGAACCTAGCGACGAACGCTACTGTAGACATTGCTTACCCAGCAGGAGAAACTGTGCCACCTGAGTCATCAATGCTCCAAGCGTTTAACAAGGTGTTTATCTTTCGTAAGGGTCAAGTTGCCTTGGAGTGGGATGGTTCGTTTAGCACAATTACAGCAGGAAGCTTTGTTGTTAACAGGACTTATACAATTACCGCAGTGGGAAGCACGGACTTTACTGCTATTGGTGCTTCTGCAAATACAATAGGCGTTACGTTTACTGCTACGGGTGTAGGATCAGGCACTGGCACGGCTACATCAGCATTCTCTAAAGTTAAAAGCGGCACGTTTACACAGCCAACAGTATTGAGTCCCAGTGGATTTACGATTACAAACGGACTGGCTACTGCTACCGTGAGCAACACTCTTTCTATTGGCGACCAGGTTATTCTTGTAACGGCTGGGGGCAGCACATTAACTGCTGGCAATCAATTTACTGTTTCAGAAGCAAGCTCTTCAGCTTTTAAGTTTTTTGTAGACGCGGCAGATGTAAGCAATCAAACTAATGTTGAGTTCACCCAAAAGGTATCCGTAGGTCTTGGGTTCACTCATATGCCAGCCCCAGAGTTTGCTGTATACCATCAGCGCAGGTTGGTCATGCCGTTTCAGTTCTCGGTCAGTGCAAGTGCAAACTCATACACATCAAGGGGAATCCTAGATGAGATTATCGCGTCCGATATTTTGGACTCCGACACCTATGACCAAATCTTTGCTCAATATAGATTTAACGCAGGTGAAGCGGACTTCACCGTAGGGTTGCACTCCTTTTCCGAGGACAACCTAATGGTGTTCAACCGTAATAGCATTCACCTAGTATCTAACACGACGTCCCTACAGTCGGCTAGCACTAAACTACTGACTGATGAAGTTGGCTGCGTGGCTCGTAAGAGTATTGAGCAGGTCGGCAATCAAGTCATATTCCTGTCCGACAATGGTGTTTACAGCACTCAGTTCTTTGATGAGTACAACCTCCGTGGAACAGAGACACCTCTGAGTGAACCTATTAACGAAACGATCAAGCGAATCAACAAGGATCAGCGGAGACAGGCAGTAGCCGTTTACTTTGACAATCGTTACTTCATTGCTGTGCCTCTCGATGATGCGCTTCGCAATAACGCTATACTGATATACAACTTCTTGAACAAGCAATGGGAGAGCATTGATAGCGTTGGCAGCACGGACTGGGACATCCAGAACCTAATAGTCGCTGGTGAAGGAAGCCAGAGAGGTGTTTACGCCATCAACAGACTAGGCGGTATTCACAAAATAGATGCTCGCTTGCAGGGCGATGACGTGATTAATGTAAGCATTGGAGGCTCTAACGAAACTAAGGATGTTAAGGGCAGCATTACAACTCGTCAATACACCTTTGGCAACATGAGCAGAAAGAACTGGAAGGAGTTCCAGATGCACGTAGAAAGCAGTGCAGACAATGTCAGCAACTTTGACCTATCGGCTGAGACAGAGAACCCGGACGGAACCTTTGCTCTAGGAACGCTAAACACCTTTAACGGTAACGCTAATTTAGCCGCAGCGGAAGATGTGTCCATACGTGGTAGAATAGGTAACCGCAGAGGTCACGGAATACAATTTACAGTAAACAATACACAAGGACGACCAAGAATTAGGTCAATACAAACTCAAGGAGCAACCTCCTTTAGATCAACACAGAAATCAGAATAATGGCAAGATTTGTAACAGGCAACACATTTGGAACAACAGATACGGTAACAGCGACTACGCTCAATAACGCCGTGAATAACGCTGCAATATCAACGGACTCCGTAGATAACAATACAATAGAAGTAAATTCTAACGCGCTTCGATTAAAAGACAGTTCAAGCAAAACAACCGGTGTAACCTTTGCTAAAATGCAACACATTAGTACTGCACAGGTTCTTGGTCGAGTTTCTGCTAGTGAAGGTGATGTAGAAGAAGTCGGGGTCGTTATCGGTGGCAGTGGAGATGCTGGTTTGTTATTTGACAACGATGATATGTTGGACAACAGCGATACCGCTGGAGGCTCAGCTACTCGTGGTGCTACACAGCAGAGCATTAAGGCTTATGTTGATTCTGCTCCTAACTTTACTCCAAGCAGTTATTCTGGAGGAGAAAGTGTGACGCTTCCCAATGGTCTTATCATGAAAATGGGATTGACGGCAAGTGTTTCTGCCGATAGCAGTCTTGCAGTTAGCTTTGGAAGTGCTTTTCCAAATGCCGTAATATCTGTAGTTTTAACCAAAAAAGGAGCGATACAAATTATGGGTCAGGGTGAACTTACGGTAAACTCTGTATCTACAAGTGGCTTTACCATTAGAAACGGACAAGATTCTGCCGGTCAAGTATTTTTCCAAGCAATAGGACATTAATGAACCCTCTCTTGCACTCAATTTAATACATCAATAATATGGCAGTTATAACATCAGGAAAAACATTTGCTAACGGCGAACAGCTATCGGCCGATAAGCTTAATCAAGTAATTACAGGAGCAACATTTGCGACCGGTGCCATTGATACTGGTGTCATGCAGATAGTAGGCAATGCTATAACTATAAAAGAGGGAGGTGTTACAAAAGCTAAAATAGAAAATGTAGCTAATATGAAGGTGTTAGGCAATACCTCTGGAAGTGCCGCTGCACCACAGGAGGTTGCTATTCTGGACGAAGACAATATGTCTACGGACTCAGATACCTCGTTAGCGACACAACAGAGTATTAAGGCTTTTGTAACTGCGATGCGACCAAAGTTTGTGGCTCTTACAGGGGGGACAACGGATTTAACAAAAACAAATCCATCCGACGGGAGTACAGCCGTATATAACATAGCTGATTTTACATCTGGTGATTCTGATTTTGCTACTACTAAAATTACTGGACTGATTGTTGAGGGGACGGTAGCTGCTAAAAACAATACAAATTTAATATCAGCGAGTCTTCCAGGTGGCTCAACAACAGTAATATGTAGAACTGTAGACACTGGTGGTAATGGGGTATCTGATGCCGCTACTGCGTTTATCCCTATAAACTCGGATACAAGCACATTTACGTTAACATATACGGTCGGTAATACTGAGTTTAGCGTTCACTGCCAATCCATAATCAAAGGAGCAATCATTCAACCTGGTCTGTAGAATTAATGAACCCCCTCCTGCAATCAGTTCAAATAGCATTGCAAAATGCTACACAGATAGAAGCCATTGCCTTCATTGATAAGGTCGTGGATTTCTGCATTGAACACGAGAACGGAAGAGTACTAGAGGGATGGCCAGAAGATCGAATGCAGTTACTCATTGCCTACCATATGGCGAAGCATACCTTTATTTTTGAGCAGGACGAAGAAGGTAATATACAAGGTGTATTTATGTGGTATAATTGCAACGAGGACGACGGCTGGCCTTTTGTTCAAAACTGGGAGGACGATGACCCTGAGGGCAACGCAATCTTTATGGCTTTTTTATTTGCAGACAGTACCGACACTTTTAAACGACTTACACAGAACTTTATTATTCGATGCCCTGAGGTTATGCAAAAGAATTC